AATAAACATCGCGTACAATGGAAGTGGTACAGGGGTTTTATGGGATGATATAAACCCATCTTTAAAACTTATTAGAATTATTGAGGCCATTGAGACAAAATACAGCGCTGGTACAATACAAGTAGATACTATTGATATAACTTCTGGGGCTGGATCTTTAGGCGGCAACGCTGTTTTAATTATAAATAATATTCAATATTCAATACCGGTTACAAGTGTAGGCGGCAGCTTAACAAATGCGGCAACGCAAATAAACACATACATAAATACAAATGTAACAGGTTTTACCTCAACAGTTGCAAATACGCTTATAACCATAACAGCAGACGAAGTTGGAAATGTAGGTACTACAGTTTTTAATGCCAACTCAGCACTTTTTTTTGACGGTACAGTTACTTCTGTTGTAGTTGGTACAAGATCTTATGAGAACCCTATTGTATTTTCAAGGGATTTTTTCGGAACCAGTGAGTTTGAAAATCTGTATATGTGGTTAAAACCAGATGCAAATACACCGGCTGGAGGGTTTCCACAAATTATAGATTGGGATTCTGGAGATTTTACCTTCATGAACGAGTTTACAAATATTGGGGCTTACGAAACTTCAAACACTTCTGCTTCTGATGATGATATTAACTTCATAATTAACTTAACAATAACCCCTGTTTCTGGATTTGAAGATGTGCCTTATACAGTTATTTGGTACAATGGGAGCGAAGAGTATTTGGTTGAGGAAAACGTAGATGGAGTTAATTTAACACAGTCTTTTATAAGTAGTGATGCCGCTACTATTTGGAATTTAAGCTTTGCTATTAAGAGTATCAATGAATTTCAGTATACTTCTGAGTTGTATCAATTTAGAGTTGATACTGGAGGGCCAAACACAACGGCCTATACTTATGGATCTGCAAGTACAACACAATCTATCTTTAGCGTATCTCAGCAAATACCAGATATAGAAATAATTGATCTGTTAAAAGGTCTTTTCAATATGTATAAGTTAGTTGTTATACCACAGAATGACGGCACCTTGTACGTAAATACTTTGCAATCATATTACGATCAAGGCGAAAGATATGATGTAACAAAATACATTGATAACGAAAAAAACGAAGTACAAAGAGGTGAGATACTTAATGAAATAGATATTAAATTTCAAGAAGGTGAAACGATACTTGCAGAACAATTTAGGAGTACCAATAACAGAGGTTTTGGCGACAGTCTTGTTAGGTTAGAAGATGAGAACGGCAAACTTTTAGATGGTGATAGTTTAGAAATGGAATTGCCTTTTGAGCAATTTGTATACGAGAGGTTACAGGATCAAAACGATGGAGAGATTACAAATGTAGTTACAGCAACAGTTGCAGACGAAACGATAGAACCAGTAGATACAGCGCCAAATATACACTACGTATCTTTACAAAATTTAGGATCAAGAGATATTGCCTTTGTTGACAATTTAGGGGCTAGAAGTATCTGGAACGCTCCAATAAATGTACCTTCTCACGCCAGTACGTTAACTTCTGCGTTACATAGCACTTTATTTGAAGCAGAGTTTAGTAACTGGGATGGCGCGCAGATAACAAACACTTTATATAAAAATCATTACGAAAATTACATAAAGGCCATTTTTAACATAAAAAGGCGAACTTTTACATACAGAGCTGTTTTGCCTGTAAATATTGTTACTAAATTAGAATTAAACGATGTTATACGCATAGGCAGCAATGACTATAGAATAAACAAATACGGCTACAATATACTTAATGGTGCTACAGTATTGGAGCTTATAAATGGCTTTGATAATATTTTAGGTACTGGGTTTTTAATTCCTAAAAGTATTGTATTAAATACTGATGCCCAGTCTTTAAAATACAATGTACCAAACGCAAAACTTGGCTATACAATAGCATTAACTGATTTAGGTTTTGGCACTGACTGGGTAACAGTAAATACTACAGGCGATGTTGTAACCATTAACGTTACACAAAGTTTTGAAACTATACGAAACCTTAACATAGTCTTTACTGGTCCAGAGGTTTACACAGTTTTTTTAAGCCAGTTTGGATCACCTTCAATAACTTTTGATAATAACATAACAACTTTTGATAATACAAATATAACATGGGACAGCAAGTAATAAACATAGGAGCTACAGCAAACGATGGTACAGGTGACGATCTAAGGTCTGGAGGTGAAAAAATAAATGAGAACTTTAACCAAGTTTTTGGAAACTTTGCTCAAACAGCAGATGGATCATTGATAGATACTTCTACAGAGCGAAGTATTGTAGGATCTGGTGTTGGCAGCCTATTGATGCCGGCCAATACTTCAAGGGTTGGTGATAGTTATCACGCAAAAATTGGAGGTGTTATAAACGCCACTGGTGGCGGTAACAGATCTGAAATAATAATTAGAGTAAAATCTGGGGCTACCCTTCTATCTACTAGCGGCGTATTTGATCTGGAGACAGCAACAAATGAAGGCTGGGAGTGCGAATTTGATTTTACAATTAGAACCATAGGCGCTACAGGCACCATAAACACAAACGGTAACTTTATTTATACAAAAGATGGAGCGCGACAGGTTCATGGTTTTATGTTCCAAGATTCAGAGGTTATAAATACAACCGTTGACAATACGCTTGATGTTACAGTTGAGTTTAATGTATTAAATACCGGAGACAGTATACAGGCTAAAAACTTTGTACTAAGACGAACTTACACAGGATTAGCTTAAAATATATAAACATGATAGCAGAAATTATTAAGGTGTTAAAATGTAACGATTTTTATAACGCCGGTAAGTATACAGAAATAGCAAAAGGAAAATATGAAATGGTCCATACGTGGAGCGATTTTTTAAGAAAACTTAAACGCCAACAAAAATGATAGAAGAGGAAATTAGAATTACAGGTAATACAGAGCAAGCCAAAAAATCTTTTGAGGAACTATCTGCTGTCATTTTAGAACAAAAAAAAATTACTATTGGTTTTGAGGATGATTTAGTGAGACTTGAAAGAAAGCTTATTGCTGCCGGTAATGCCGAGTGGAATCCATCCAGAGATCTAATAAAGAAAAAAATAATAGGTGTAAAAAATGCCATAAGTGAGCAAAGGGTTGCCTTAAAAGACTTAAACCTTCAAAGGAGTATAGCCAGAAAAGATCAAGAAGATTATACGAAGGGTTTAACTAAAACTTCTGGAGTTGTTAAGGTATTAAATAAACTAACAGGCGGTCTGGCTGGTGAACTTTTGATGCTAGGTAAAGCAGCTACAAAAGGTGGTAAAGCAATGAGAGTTGCACTTATTAGCTCGGGTATTGGTGCGGCTGTGGCTTTAGTTGGTTTTTTAGTTGCTCATTGGGAAACAATAGGTGAAACTTTAGGATTTATAAATAAAGAACTAGAAATACAAAAAGAAGCAAATACTGAAAATTTAAGGGTAGTTGATGCAGAACTATCTTTATTGGAAAAACAGATCAAATATAACGATCTAAGGAATATTTCTAATACTGAAAATTTAGCAAAACAAAAACAACTTTTACTAGCAAAGGATGCCTTAATAAAGTCAAATATTAAAATCCTTGAATTACAACTTTTAAAGGAAAAGTCTACAGCAAATGAATTAACTACGTCTCAAAAATTACAAGTAGGCGCTTTAAAACTGTTGGGGCAATCTATACAGGCTTCGATTCTTAAAGCTAAATTTGTGGCAACGGATATCGAGGAAGCACAAAGGCAAAATGAGTTACAAGAAGAGCTTAACAAGTTAAAAGGTGATGAGTTAGATATAGATTTATTGTTAAACCCGCCACAAAGCAAAAAGGACAAAGACGAGAAGATTAAAGCAGCAGAAAAACTTTTAAGCGATCTTGATAAACTACAACAGCAAGCCTTAGAGGAAAATTTAAGTAAGCAAGAAAAAGAAATACAAGGGGTTAGAAATAAATATGACAAAATAATAAGAGAAGCAAAAGCTGCTGGTATTGAAACAGGTTTAGTAGAGGAAGGAAGGCTTCAAGCTATTGAGGTTATCAATGCCAAGTACAGAAAACTAGAGCTTGACGAATTTGAAAAACAGGAGCAAAAAAAACGCGAAATACTTGATGGTATAGGTGTTCAAGGTCTGGAGGCCAAGATAAAAGCAATAGAAGATAAAGCAGAAGAGGATGCCGCAGAACTAGAGAGGCTAGGCGCTCACAGGGATCAAATAGAGGCTGTTTATGAAGCGAGCGAGGCCAGAATTGACGAAATAGTAAAAGGCGCTTCCGATAAAGTAGTGAAGGAAAATAAAGCCGCAGGAGATGCTGATATAAAAACCGCAGAAGAGGTTGCGGCTGCAAAGGATGCCGTTATATGGAACTCTGTTGATAATATAGATAAAAGTTTTCAAGCCCTTGCAGCTTTAGACGAGGAAAACAAAGGGCTACAGGCTACGGCACTTATTGCCAGCAACTTGATTGGCGCAGCCAAAACAATACAAAGCACAGTAGCGGCAAACGCAGCGGCTACAGCGGCATTTCCTTTAACCGCTGGGCAGCCATTTGTGGCAATAAACACAGTTGCTGCTGGTTTAGGAATCGCAGCTAGTGCGGCGGCAACGGCTAAAGGTCTGGCGGCACTTGGAAAAGGTGGATCAACAGGCGGTGATACAGGTTTAGGTGGAGCTGGTGGAGCTTCGGCTCCAAGTTTTAATTTGGTGGAGGGTACAGAATCGAATCAAATTAGTGAAAGTATACAAGGCGGTAACGAACCAATTAAGGCCGTAGTAATTTCTGGTGACGTAACAACGGCCCAACAAGTTGATCGCAATATAGTAGAAGGAAGTGGGCTATAGAAATTATCTATACAAAAACCATAACAATAAATAAAATTTATCGTTTATAATATATGAAAACGTTTGAAGCTAAGTTTAAGGACAATTCAGATGGAGTTTTTGCTATTAGTTTAGTAAGCGCCCCAGCCACAGGTGAGCATTATATAGCTCTTTCAGAACAAGAAGAGATTGTAAAACTTTCAAAGGTAGACGAAGAGCAGCGTATTTTAATGGGTTTAGTTTTACAGCCTAACCAATTAATCTACAGAAAACAAGACGATACAGAATTTAATATAGTATTTTCAGAAGATACAATTAAAAAGCTATCACATAATTTTTTCAAATCTGGGTTTCAATTAAACTCCAAGCTTGAACATGATACGCCTATTGAGGGCGTTAGTTTCGTAGAATCTTGGCTAGTGGAAAATTCAGATATAGATAAATCGGCTAACTTTGGTTTAAGCTATCCTAAAGGATCATGGCTTGCTACAATGAAAGTTGACAATGATGAGATCTGGGATGATTATATAAAGACAGGAAAGCTAAAAGGTTTTTCTGTTGATGCAATGGTAGATTTACAGGAAGTTAATTTAAAATCCAATATAAAAATGAGTGAAGAGAAAAAAAATCTTCTTGAAAAGATGGAGATCTGGTTTACAGAAAACATCTTAAATCAAAAAGAGGTTAAAATGGGCAGCGTAACTAGCGGCGATATTACAATCATGTTTGATGGTGATACTTTAGAAGTAGGAACTTCTTTGTATATTATGGTTGAAGATGAGAAGGTATCTTTACCGGATGGTGAATATCCTACAGATTCTGGTATGATCTTAGTAAAAGATGGCCGAGTTGAGGAAATGGGCGAAAAGCTTGAAAAAGATGGAAAAGAAGAGGCTCCTAAAAAAGAAGTAAAAGAAGACGAAGAAGTTGAAATGAAAGAGGTTCAATTTGAAAAGGTAATGAAAATGTTAATGAGCAAACAAAACGAAGGTTTTGAGGCCAAACTTTCAGAACTAAAATCTTCTTACGATGTACAACTTGCAACAGTTAATACAGAATTGTTAGAGTTAAAATCTATAAAGGCAGAATTGGTAGAGCTAAAAGCGCAGCCAGCAAGTAAGCCAATTATAGGGAAACCTGTACAAGTAGAATTGACAAAGAAGGGCAGATTATTAGAAAAATTAAGAAAGTAATAAATAAATAAATAAATAAAAAAATGGCAACAACAACAACAGTATCAAGTAACTACGCTGGAAAAGCGGCTGGTGAAATAATCGGTGCAGCTTTTCGCGAAGCAGATACACTTAGATTAAATTTATTAACTGTAGCGGAAAACGTAAATTACAAAATGAATTTACGTAAAATCGCATACACAAATGGAACTACAGATTATTCTTGTGGATTCGTACCAGAAGGTGCGGTTACTTTGAGTGAAAAAGTTTTACAGATTGAAAAACTAATGAACCCAATACAGGTTTGTAAAGAAGATTTCAGACAAACTTGGAGTGAGGATTCAATGGGAGCTAGTGCTTCAAATCCAAACGCGCCAGCAGATATCATGGAAGCTATCTCAATGGAGCTTTTGGCTTCACAAGCTGAAAAGATCGATACAGATATCTGGACCGGATTAGCGGCTACAGATGGAGAGTTTGCTGGTCTTATCGAGCAATTCACAGCAGATGGAAACGTAGTAAAAGCTGGTAACGGTATTACGGCACTTGGAGCGGCTACAACAGAAGCAAACGTTGAAGCTCACTTAAAGGCAGCACTAGAAGCTGTACCAGTAGCAATCAGACGTAAAGACTTAACAGTTGCAGTTTCACCAGACGTATTTCAAGCATACTGGTTCTACCTTGTATCAAAAGGTATTGCAAATGATGGTAACGCAGAAGCGAAGCAAGTAAGATTTGGGCGTTACACAATTACAGAAGTAAACGGATTACCAGATAATACTATCGTTATATTTGAACCTAAAAACGTAGTTTTTGCTACAGGTTTACAATCTGATATGAACGAGCTTTCAATGGTAGACGAAGATTCTATCGGGCTTTTAACAGGTCAAGTACGTGGAAAATTAGTATACGGTGCTGCTGTAGGTTATTACAACAGTGAGGATATCGTATGGTTATTGACTACACAAGCATAATTAATTAATCAAAACAAAAGCTATCGGTTGGTATAACTGACTGATAGCCAATGTTTTATAAAATATAAACACAAATGGCGTGCGATGTAACACAGGGCAGATCTAAAGTCTGCAAAGATGGGCTGGGAGGCCAAACAGCTTTATATTTATATAATAGTATAGAAGATGCATTTACGGTGGTAGCTGGTGAAGCTACAGCGGTTAATGCTGGATTAACAGAGGTTTTCAAATACGAGCTAGAAGGTGATGGTAATACTTTAGAGCAATCTATGGAAGGATCAAGACTAACTGGATCAAGAGTAAATACGCAAACCTTAACAACTTTACTAAAAAAGATCGATGCTGCAACCAATGCAGAATTAAACCTTTTAGTAGCTGGATATCCGCAAGCAGTTGTTGAAGATAGAAACGGAAAACTTCACGCTTTGGCACTTGATGACGGTATGGATTTTACCGTAGTTTCAAGCAGTGGTGGCGCAAAAGCTGATATGAACGGTTATACCTTAACTGGTGTAGCAACTACAGCAACACTTGCACCGATACTAGATTCTGCAACGGCAACAGCTTTTAAAGCTTTAGTAGCGTAAATATTATATAAATATATATATCTTAAAACCCTGTTTTTAATTAAACGGGGTTTTTTTATAACAATAAATGACTTTTTTCGTTTTTAATATATGATAGTTGTAAACCCAAGAGGCGTAACTCACAATGTAGAAATAGTATCAAGAAAATCACCTAGCAGCACAACTCTTATGCTAGAGCTAAAAGATGATATTACAAAGGTTGTTACTTTTATTGTTGTTACTTATACTGTAGTTAATCAAGGGAGAATCAACTTTAGCTTTGATCATAATTTTAATAGTGGTGATAGCTATCAAGTAAAAATATTAGACGCAGACAATACGATTCTCTATAGAGGCCTATTATATGCAACCAGTCAAGTAACACAGGAATTTGAGTTAACAGATGGTAAATACTTTTGGAGCTAAAACATGGATATAAAATTAATTACACTGGCCAGCTACGTTAAGCCACAAATAGTAGAAAATAAAAACAAAAATTGGGTTTTAAATGGTCCAAAAAATAGTTTTTACCAGTACATTATTGATAGAAATAATGGATCTGCCACAAACTCTTCTATAAACAGCACATATATAAGCTTGATATACGGTAGAGGGCTTGATTTTAAGGATGGTTTACAAGGCGTTAATGATTGGGCATTGCTACAAAAATATCTAAGACCACAAGAGCTTAGAAAGGTTATTGCTGATTTTCAAATATTCAATGAATATTCAGTACAGGTTATAAGAACAAAAGGCGGCGGCTTATCAAGTATAAAACACTTGCCAAAGCAATTAGTTGCACCTTCTATAAAAAACGAAGATGGCGAAATTGAGAGTTACTGGTACAGCGAAGATTGGAGCAATACAAACAAGTACAGGCCAGAAGAGTTTTCAGCTTTTGGAACTTCAAAAGATGCTATTGAAATTTATGTAGGTAGGCCGTATAGAGTTGGCGATGAGTACATAAGTAGCCCAGATTATTTAGCCGGTTTACAGTATGCTGAAATGGAAGAGGAAATTTCAAATTTGAATATCTCTTCTATAAGAAATGGATTATCTGCTGGTTATATAATTAACATACCAGACGGTAAAAGCTGGGGTGACGAGGAAAAAGACGAGTTTGAAAGACAGGTTAAAAAGAAGCTTACGTCTAGCTCGAACGCTTCCAACTTCATTATTTCATTTAATGGCCGAGACGTAGAAATTGATATCACGCCTTTTCCAGTAAATGACAATATTCATAAGCAATGGGATTTCCTCACTAAAGAGTGCAAAACCCAGTTAATGAC